GAGGCTGGCCCGCGCCCGGCCGAGATCTGCTGCCGCCGTATCGATGCGATTACCCGTCGTTGAGCAGCCACTCAGCAGTAGGCCCATCGAGAGGGCAAGCGCGCCCCGTTTCTGCAAGGATCTGTGCATAGTCGGTTTCCTCCTGTTCGAGCCGGCGGCCCAATTCGGCTGCGCTCTGGGCCGTATCGGCAAGCGATTGCTGGAAGGCGCGGGTCGCGGCATCGCCCGCCAGGCGCTGGCGCAGCTGCTCGGTGGCACGCGCCGCCTCGGCCGCGTTCGTGACGCGCTCGAGGCAGAGCTTTTCCTGTTGCTGGATTGTGTCGGCGATCGCATCGGGAAGGACCACCCGATCATACCAGAAGCGCACACCGCCGCCGCCCAACAATAGCCCGGCCGCCAGCGCAACACCGGCAATGAGGAGGTTAAAGTTCACCATCGCCCCCGCCCCCGAGTTTGCGGGCATTGAGATCGTCCCAGACGGCACCAAAAACGTAGGTGCCGATGATCGAGCCCGCGAGCAGGATCAGCGAGGTGACGATCGTTGCATTGAGCGCACTGTCAGTGCCGAGCACCGTCAGGTAGGCGACCTCGAGCGCGCAAAAGATCAGCGCCGCATAGATGATGCGGCGGCGGCGCTTCCATTCGAATTGTCCATGCGGATTGGCCATGTCTCTACGCCTCGTTGATGGAGAGCGCGCCGGCCGCGTCGAGCAGCGGCAAGACCTTTGTGAGCGCCGGATAGGTCGCCGGCATGCGCGCCTCGAGCAGCCGACCGGCGGCTAGCCACGTGTCAGAGATGGAATTGGACTGGTTGCCGCCACGCACGCGATAGGCGCCATCGCTGCGCCGCTGGCCGATCAGAAAGCCCACATGGCCCTGGGTGCCGTCACGGCTGCCGCGCCAGAACGCCCCGACCGCGCCAAAGCGCGGCAGCGTCGAACGGCCGAACCCGGTCCAGTTACGGGCAAGGTAAGGACTGCCCGGTATCACCTCATCAGGCAGTGCCAGCGCTATGCAGGTTTCAACCAGGTCACCGCACCATGGCAGCTTGGAGGGATCGCCCAGCGTCTTTCCATCGAGCCGCAGGAAGTCCGACAGCTTCTTGTTATGGTTGACCTCGTGCCAGCCCATTTTGTCGTTGAGGATGGCCAGCCAGGGCAAATCGGCAACCTGCCGCCCCTTGGCCGAGGTCGGCCCGAACAAAGCCCCCAGGGTACGCGACCCGACGATCCCGTCGACTTCAAGCCCCATCGTGCGCTGAAAGGCTTCCACTGCTTTGCGGGTATTGCGCCCGGGAATGCCATCAATCCGGCCGGGACTGAAACCACGCTTCGCCAGCTCGCGCTGAATGTCGCGCCAGTTCATAAGTGTTCTCCGATTTTGGGTGTTGGATACAAAAAGACCGCCTCAGCGGGCGGCGTAGTTCGTGCTAAAGTATGGAGCGGTTGTCAGAGACCTCCGACACCCGTAGAGCCGCCAGAGGGCGTCCCCCACGCCCTGGCGGTTCGCCCAATGCGCGTTCTCGCAAAACATCGCCCTGGTGACGGAGATCAGCGGGTGTCGGTTCCCGCTCCATCGGCGGGCTGCTTGACTGAAATCGTCGTCGTTGCGCCGCCGCCGCGGTCGGATCGATGCGAAACGCTGTCGGCGCGATATTTGCCGTCGATCCCAGGCCGTGCGCCGATCAGAACGACTGAACATTCGGCCCGGGCGTCGGGAGCCAAATCGAGCGTAATCGAGCCTCCACCCGCCTCACGATCACTTTCCCGACCGCGTGCTTCAAGGGTCGCCTTGGCATCGGACCGGGATGCCTCGGCCAGGCGCAAAACATTGTCGCCCACGCCTTCGGTGCCCTCGAAGGCGACGCGCTCGGTTTTGACTTCGCCGGACGCCCGATCGAAATAGCGGGTCTCGCCCGCAGCGAACGTTCTGCGCGGGTCGCGGGGTTTCAGGCTCCAGCCGATCAGGTTTTCGCCATAGCGTGCCGTGATCGTTGGCAGCGCCTGACCGTTTGCCGAAAGTCCCTCGCCGCGCCTGGCGAGCACAGCCTTGTCGCCGCGCAGCTTGAAGGTGCCGCCGAACTGGCGCGCCAGACGTTCGCCCAGTGACAGAAGGCTCTCAAATTCCGCCGACCAGTAATCGCGGGCGATGCCGGCGAGCGCCGGATCGACGGCAACGGAAAACCCGGCTTCAGCCCCGGCCGCCTCGAGGAATTCGCCGAGGGTCGCATCGTCTAGATGGAACCCCTGGACCTTCTTGGCATCGCCGGCCGTGTCGAAGCCTTTGGCGCTGATCGCGAGCTTGCGGCCCTCACTGCGGCCCCCGCTGGACGTGACGCCATCGACAACGCCCTCAAATGCGAGAACCCGATTGAGCAGTACCTGGATTTTCTGGCCGCCCGATGGAAGCCGGACCTGACCATGCGCGTCATCGACATCAAGCGTGCAGGAATCGCTGGCCGTTCCGGCCTGGTCGGTAATGCCGATCGAGATAAGGTGTCGGCTCCAGGACGATGTGAGGTCCTGGTCGTTTATCAATACCTGCCAGTCCGTGCGCCAGGCCATCGATTAACCGAACAGATCGACGACGGGGCGTTCACCCGTCGAGGTTCGGCCCAATTGCTCGGGCAGCGTGACGATGGTTCCGACAGGCAGGACCGGGCCCTTAGCCGCCAGACCCCGGTTAGCATCCAGAACGCTTTCGAGCAGGAATTGCCCGGCCGCTCCAAAGCGGCGAAACAGCAGGAGATCGAGGGTTGTGTGCTCACGCGACACTGTGACCTTTTCCATCATAGCTCCTCGAACAGCCCAAGCATCATTTCAAATATGGAGGTTGGCGAACCCTGCGAAGGTTCCGCCCCGTCGCGGGTCAACTCGATCGTATAGGCAAGCGTGAATCCAACGCCGAACCGGTCGAGATTGGCATGATCTTCGTCCACGCGGACAACGGCGAACCAGCCAAACATCTTGCCGTCGCCGCGCATCACCGGAACGCGGGTTCCTGCGTCCATAAGGCTGCGGACTGTTTCGAGTTCGGTCATCCCGCCAACGCGCGAGGGCAACAATCGCCCGGACAGGGTGATACGGTCCTCGCCCTTGCCCATGAATTCGAGCGGCGGCCGGGAGCCCATCACCGCCTTTTCAGCAACCGCTGCACTGCCGGCACGCCGCATCGCGTCGGCGTTGAAAGGCATGGTGTCGAGGGTGATCGGGCCGATCTGGTAAAGCATCGTCGCTATCCCGCAAATTCGATATCGGCTTGCAGCCCGGCCAGCATGTCCCGCAGCCTGCGATCGAGCGCGGCGATTACCGCGTCCACATCGGCTTCCTTAGTGACGTGCAAATTGCCAATCAGCGGTGCGCTGACGGCCAGTTGGGCCGCGCGGCCGCCCATCATCCGGGACGTATCGGTCGCCGTGCTGATGTATCCCTGACCACCGGGCGTGAAGAGCTCCGGCCCTTCCTCGCCGACCAGGTAGGTCCGTCCGCCGGCCACAGCACCGCCGACCGCCCGGCCCGGCGCCCAAAGGCCACTCCATGCATCGCCGATGCCCTGCGCCATGCCGCTTGTCGCGTTTCCCACGCCTTCCGCTATTCCGCCCCCGAGCCCGACAATCGCATCCCCGACATTGATCGTGCCGATCGCGTCAAGGATCATCTGCGGCCACTGGCCGAACCAGGTGAGTATGTCCTGAAACTTGGCCACCAGCCCATCGAAGATCGCCTGCGCAATCGCAAGGCCGGTGTCGAAGAAACCTGCCGCCCAGCTCTGCAGGTCACCGCCCCAGTCGCGGAGAGTAACCACCATGAATTGATTGATTTGATCGTTGACGCTGGAGACCCATCGCTGCGCCGAAGTTACTGCATCGGCAAACATGGTCGGGATTGAACCGATCACGTCGAGAAGTCCACGCAGATTCTGGCCGGCGATGACGCCCAGCGCCGTACCGAGATTATATGCCTCGGTTGAGCTGGCATCCATTGGGCCTAAAAGCTCGGTAAACCAACTGACAGCGCCCTGAACCCAACCGGTAATCGGCTCGAGCGCCGGCATGATCGGGTCGATTGCCGCCACAAACCCGGCCCAGAGGCCTGAAAAGAAGGCCGAGAGCGGTTCCCAATTGTTGTAAATCCAGACGCCGGCCATCGCGATCCCGACAAGGATCGCGCCGATCCCAGTCGAAATCACGGCAAACCGCAGGGCAATCAACGCCCCGCGCACCAGGTTGAGCGGGTTAAGCAGCGTCAGGATGGCGCCGACTGCCCGCGTGGCGAACAGGGCGATCTCGATCAGCCCGCCCTTGAAAAACAACATCGCAAACCTGGCGGCTGCCGTTGCAACCCGCATCGCGATTAGGCCTCCGACCAGCGCCGCGATGGCGAGTACAAGCCCTTCGTGCTGCTGGATCAGCTCCGCAATCTGCAACAGCCATGGTCCGGTTACTTCAAGCACTGCATTCAGGGTTGGCAACAATGCGTTGCCGATACTCATCGAAACTTCGTTCAGGCGGTTTCGCCATTGCTGTAGCGCGAAATCCGTTGTCGCTGCACGAACCGCGAATTCGCGTGCAACCGACCCTGCGTACTCAGTCTCCTCGGCTACCAGTCCCAGCGTATCGCGCAATAGTTCGAGATTGCCCAGCAACGGCGCCAGTGCGCGTGCCTCATCGCCGAAGATATCAGTTATGAGGGAGGCCTGCAGGTGCTCGGGCATTTGGCCTAAACGGTCGATCACCAGCATGGTGGTGGCAACGGCATCCTCCTGCATTGATCGCGCCACGCCAGCAGCATCGAGGCCCAAGGCTTTGAGCGCATCCTTCTGGCGGGTCGTGGCACTGGCGCCGCGCGTCAGGGCACGGCCCATGTTGCGGAAAGATGTCGCGGCAACTTCGGCCTGGGCACCGGTGCCGATCATCGCCGATCCGAAAGCCAATGTTTGATCTCGTGAAAAGCCGAAGAATTCGCCTTGGGCGGCAACGGTAGAACCGAATCTGACAAGATCGACGGCCTTGGAAGCGGTATTGTCCGAAAGATGATTGATCGCGTCTGAATAGAGCTGCGTTTCATCGATCGTCATCCCCAGCGCTGCCCTGATCTTGGCCAACGTGTCGCCAGTCTCGCCGCCCGCCATGCCCCAGGCTACGGCCGCCTCGGCCGTCATGCGTGTGAAATCGAGCAGGTCGCTGTCATCTATCCCGGCCGCAGCAGCATTGGCGGCAAGCTCCGCTAGTTCGTTGATCGCCAGCGGCACATCGTTGGCCGCCATTTCACGGAGACCACTGCTGAAGTTCACGAGCCCGCTGTCGTCGAAATCGGTAACCTTGCGCACATCTGCCATGGCGCTCTCGAATTCCATGGCTGCCCTGATCGGTTCGCCCAAGGCCTTGGCGAATGCAATGGCCATCGCCGCAGCATCGAACATCTGGCCGCGAGCTTCGGCCATCGCACGACTGTTGGCGGCCTGCGCCCGTTCCAGACTTTCGACCTGCCCTGCAATGGCACGTGCTGGAGCGCTGGCCATGTCGACAAGCTTGACGATCAGCTCGGAAACCATGCTGGCCATGAGGTTCAACTTTCCAGAAGTCGGAGGTACGGCTAAGCTCCCCCGCACAACCAAATTTGGGGGAGAGCAACAGTGCTAAGAATGTTTGTAATTGCAGCCGCGATCGTCGCTGCTTTGTCGCTCGGGGCTACTGCCCAAGGTCTAGGATCGATGCAGGTCGCCAATGACCTGGGATCTGTGCTGGCTTCCGAAACAGCCTGCGAACTGAAGTTCAATCAAGCGGCTATCGCGGCTTACATCGATGAAAACGTCGAGGCGACCGATATGGGCTTTGCAAGCAACCTGTCGACGATGACTTCAGGTCACGAATATCGCCTGCGCGATATGTCAACTTCGGCAAAAACTGCGCATTGCGCGCAGATCAGCCGTGTCGCAAAATCTTACGGTTTCATCGACTAGAGCCTGTCCTGCACAATCATCGCTCGACCGCCGCTCGACCCGGGGTAAATCGCGATTGCCGACGCAGATCCATAGACATCCATGCCCTGGCCCGCCGCAGTGTCCGCCAGAGCCAGTCGCAGAAGACCCTCGAAAACGAGCGCTAGCCTTTCCGCCCCCTGGGCCGCTCCGCCTTGAGCACCCGATTGAGCGATTTCGAGAAATCGACAACCTTGTCGATGTCCCAATCCTCGATCTCATCAATCGGGGTGTTGGTGTGGCGCGCGAGGCCGGTTATGACGTCGCGCCAGTAACCGCCTTGGGCTTGTCCATTTCCCCCATCAGATCCGTCAAGCGCTTTCCCATCATTTTCGCGACGGCCTCCCCGACCGCCGCGACATCAACCGTGTCGAGTTCTTCGATCACCGCGAGCGGCACGCCGGCCAGGGCGGCGAACATGCGATAGCCCGCCTTGACCTTGCTGCCCTCATCCTCGGCAATATAGCTGTCGCGAGCCTTCATGCGGCGGATCGTCAACTGGTTGTAGCTGCGCGGGCTTCCCTCTCCCTCGATCGTTACTTCGACCGGAAATTCGAGCGGAACCACGATGGTGCGCGGCTTGTCATCGGCCGGCACGGGCTGTGTCTTGGTCATTGTTTGTCCCATTGGCTGGAATGCGTCATGCAGGATCCTGACGCGACGTCAAAGAGGTAAGCGCCGGGCTAGATGCCCAGCGCCCGGCGCTGATCCTCGAACATGTCGGCACCGTCGACGCGCAGGACGCGCTCGAAAACATCGACATAGAACAGCTCGCGCCCGTCGATGGAGAACTCAATATGGGTCACCTCCTTGAAGGTGTGCGTGCACCCCTGGAACTCGGCGGGGTCGCTGTCGTCGGGCTCCCATCCCGTGATCGCACCTTCGATGATGCAACGGCCGGGGACTGGACGGCCACCACCGGGCGCCTTGTTCACATAGGCTCCAGCAAACACCCAGCGTTCACGCTGGCCCATGCCGCGAAAAATCTCGATGTCGATCCCCTTGGCCTCGAATTTGGGCTCTGGCGCTTCGAGGCGCGGCTGGGTGAAATCGACGGCCATCACCGAACCACCCGGATTATGGCTGGCAGTCGCAAACGAGAGCGAGGGAATGGAGAGCTTGGAAATCGTCGTGGCGCGCGATGTCTCGGGCTCGGTAGCCCGGCGAACGTCGACGGCGGTCAGCATGTAGAAGGGCTGCATTTTAAAACCTCAATGGCAGGAAGTGCGGAAGGGGGGCCGGGCGCGAACGCCCAGCGATCAGGCAGCGCTCGAAAGCCGGGCGACGATATCGGCAACCAGCCCTTCGACTGCAGGGCGATAGCGGCGCACATCATGCTGGGCCAGACGGAACGCCGGCGCCGGTTCGACTGCCAGGTCGACCTTGAGCCGCCCGAGCCGGATCTGTTCGGGGCTGTTTTGGTCGGCGATGAACTGGACGTCATAACCGAGGATGTCGTTGGCTGCCTTATGGTCCCGCAACATGAACTTGAGCGAATTAAGCCAGGCTTCCACAAGGTCGCCGGAAATCCGCCGCCCAAGGAAGCTGCGCGTGATCGCCATGATCTTGACGGTCAGGTAGTCGGCGCCACGCACCTGATGGATTTGCCGCCAGAGTTCTCCGGTGCCGGCGCCATCGGTCCCGATGAAGACAAACCCGCCATCTGCGACCGCAGCATCGACGCCGCGCTCGCCACGCGTAACGATCGAAACATTACCTTCCAGAAGCTGCTGCCCTTCGGTCGAACCGTCGAGCAGTGAGAACGGAAGATCGCGGGACAGCCCGACAAGTCCGTTGACGACGCGATTGGCGATCGGATCGAACGGCAATCCGCCCCGCCCGAAATCTTCGCGCATGAACAGCCCCAGAACGCGCGGCCCCATGGGGCGAGTCACGGCGACATCGTCGACCAACACCTTGGCGGCAATCCCCACGGGCAAGACGCGCGGCGAATTGATCTCCTCGCGCTGCGCAAGGGTGATTGCGGTGCTGGTGTCATCGAGGTCAACGACAGCGATGGCGAGCAGCTTTTCGCAAGCGGCCGGAAGCGCGGTGAGGACGGGGTTGGCGATGGGGGCTTCCTCGGCATCGACAAGCTGCGCGGCCGTCCGGCCAGCCCAGACTAGGCGGGGCGTGGCGCCGACTGCCGGCG